ACGGGGAATACCGCCGCGCCCTCAACGAGGGGGAGTTCCAGAACCGCTCGGTGGATGCCCTGCGCGAATGCAAGGAGATCGTGTATTCGGACAGCGGGTGGGTGGTCCACGGCAGGTCGCTTGCGACCCCGGACCCGTCGGGGGCGAGGGAGAACCATGGCGACCGCCCGACCGCCGATGCCCTCTGCTGGAAGGGGATGCGCGGCAAGGCGGCCCAAAAAAGCACGGAAGCCGAGAATCTTCCGGGTACCCTTGCATGGAGGCGCCTGATGGCGCAGCAGCGCAAGTCGAGGAAGGCGGACTGGTAATGGCAAAGAAGCGTGGCCTGTACGACAACATCAACGCACGTCGCGCGGCCGGCACGAGCAGGCCAAAGTCGAAGTCGACGATTGCGCCCAAGACCTACGCCAAGATGAAGCGCGGGTGGAAGTGATGGCACGGAAGAAGCGAGACCTGAGCCTCGATTCGCAGAAGACAAGCCGCCTCTTGGAGGCGGTGGACTACTCCCGCCGGCGCATGCAGCCCTTCCGGGAGCAGCGCCTCGCCGCGGTCCGCGCCTACGTCGGCAGCAACTACGGCGAGATGGGCGCGTCCGAGAAGGTCCCGCTGAACCTGATGCAGATGGCGATCAACATCTACCGCCGTCAGGTGGCGGCACGGGCGCCGCAGGCCCTGATCGTCCCGCGCGACCCGCGCCTTGCGGCGACGGCAGACGACTTCGAACTCGCCCTGAACTGGCTCATCAAGGAGATCGACCTTGAGGCAAGCATCTCCCAGTGGGTGATCGACGCCATGTTCTCCGTCGGCGTCCTGAAGGTCGGGATCAGCCCCGGCAAGCAGTGGGAGATCGAGGGGTACCTCCACGACGCGGGCATCCCGTTCGCCGACGTGGTCGACTTCGACGACTTCGTCTTCGACATGAATTCCAAGCGGTGGGACCTGTGCCAGTACGTCGGCAACCGGTACACGCTGCCCTACGAGGCGGCGATGGACCTGAAGTTGTTCGACGAGGAACTGACCCCAACCACCCTCACCGACTACAACGAGCAAGGGGATGAGCGCGTATCCATCCTCCAGACCGGCGGGTCTTGGAACCCGCAGCGCGGCTACATGGACCTCGTGGAACTATGGGATCTGTGGCTCCCGTTCGACAACCTGCTCGTAACCGTGCAGTGCGTCGACAACTCCGGAATCGCAAGCGGGAAGGTCGTGCGAGTGGTCGACTGGGACGGTCCCGAAACGGGGCCGTTCCACATTCTTTCCTTCGGCGACGTGCCGGGGAACATCATGCCATTGCCGCCCGCGCAGTCGATGCTCGACCTGCACGACGCGGCCAACCGCGTCTTCAGGAAGATCGTCCGTCAGGCCGACAGGCAGAAGACCCTTACGGTCGTCTCCAACGGCGCTGAGGAAGACGCGCGGAGGATCATCAATGCCAACGACGGCGACACCATCAGGGCGGACAACCCGCAGGCGACGCGGGAAGCGCGCTACGGCGGCCCCGATGCCGCAAGCATCGCGTTCCTCCTTCAACTCAAGGATCTGTTCGTATATCTTGGCGGCAATCTCGACGTTCTTGGGGGTCTTGGCAGGCAGGCCAATACGGTTGGGCAGGAATCCCTCATCTCCCGTTCGGCCAACATGCTCATCGCCGACATGCAGGACCGGACCACGACGGCCGTCCGCAAGGTCATCGAAAGCCTCGCCGACTACCTCTGGAACGACCCCGTCGCGGCCCCGAAGGTCCTGAAGAAGATCGGGGACACGGGCCTGTCGATCCCGATCGAGTTCACGCAGGACCTCCGCGAGGGGGATTTGCTCGATTACATGGTCGAGATCGCGCCGTACTCGATGCAGAGCAGGACGCCGGCGGAGCGGCTGTCGACCCTGAGCCAGTTGATGACGAACTTCGTGATCCCGCTTGCGCCGCAGTTGCAGCAGCGCGGGATCGGCATCGACATGGACGAGTTCATGTCGATCATGTCCAAGTACTCCAACCTCCCCGAGATGGAGCGGATCCTCGAACGGATCCCGCAGGAGGAGATGGCCATGATGCAGCAGGCGGCGGGCGGCGGCGAACGGCCCCTCCAGTCGCCCGTCACGACCCGGACCAACGTCCGGGAGAACGTATCGGGCGCCACCCGGCAGGGCGCCGATCAGGAATCCATGAGGATGCTGATGAGCATGGCCGGCGGAGAAGGCTGATGCCGACCTACGTCTACAGGGACAGCGACGGGAACGCGGTGGAAGTGGTCATGTCGGTCGCGGAGATGGAACGGACCGAGCATGACGGCGCGATCGTCCTCGACGGGAAGATCCTGACCCGCGACCTAGAAGCCGAGCACGGCCCGGCACGGGGCGGGTGCGGGACATGGCCGCTTCGATCCGACGCCGCAGGCGTCCACCCGGATCAGGCGAAGGACGCATACGAACACTCGGTGTCGGTCGGGGTGCCGACACAGTTCGATCCAAGGACCGGGCAGGCGATTTTCACGGACCGATCGCACCGGAAGCGGTATCTTGCGGCCCGTGGCTTCATTGACAGGAACGCAGGCTATGGCGACTGAAGAGCAGGAAGATTTCCCCGTCACCCCGATGCAGTCGGACGCAGATGCGTTCCCGAGCCGGGAGCAACTTGCCGACACCAAGCGGCCGGACCCCCTCGACTTCGACGAGCCGGAATCTTCCTACTTCGAGTTGGTCGCCCCGGCGGATCAGGAAAAGTCCGGCGCGCCGGACTCGAAGCCTGCCGCCAAGGTCGATGAATCCGACGCCTCCATGCTTCAGGAACTCGCGGCGAACGCGAAGGAACTGGGCCTGAACGAGGACGAAGTCAGCCAGATCAAGGACCCCGGCGCCCTCCGCAGCGTGATTGCCGCCCTCCAGCGGCAGGCTGCGTCCGAGACCGCCGAGACCAAGGACCAATCCGGGCAGAAGCCCGATGCGGGCGAAAGCCCAAGTTCCGAGTACGAGGCGCTTGCCGCCCTTGACCCCGACGATGCAATCGACCCGTCGGCGATCAAGGCGATCAAGGCGCTGAAGGCAGAACTCGACCGTCTTCGTGCGAAGCCGGCCGCGTCCCCTGCCGCCCCGGACGTGCGTGCCGACGAGGCCGACTACCTCATCGCCAAGTTGGGCGAGGACTACGTCGGCGTCTTCGGGGAAGGACCGGCGACCTCGCTTGCGAGGAAGTCCGGCGAATTCCGTGCGCGCGTTCAGGTCGTCGAGGAAATGAAGCGCATTCAGGACGAGGCCCGCACGGCGAAGAAGCGGGTCCCCGAGTCCAAGGATGCCTTCGATCAGGCTCTCCGAAGCGTTTTCGGGAGCCACGTCCAGTCCGTCGAGCGGAAGCGGCTTGCATCGCAGGTCCAGCGGCGGGAATCGCAGTTGATCGCGCGTCCGGCAAACAACGGCAAGAGGCCGGTGTCCGGGCGCGAGAAGGCGATTTCCAACGTTGCGGCCATCATGCGGGAGCGGATGCAGGGCGGGGTGGGCAACGCAGAATGAACCTTTGACCCAAGGAGCAAGTCATGGCCTTCCTTCAGGCAGATGACATCGCAGACCTGATCAAGACGACTCAGCGCGATCTTGGTCGCATGAAGTGGACCGACATCTCGTACAACCTTCAGGAGTACATCGCCCTGCCGATGATCCTCCAGCGCGAGAAGGTGTCGTTCCAGAGCGGCTACGGCATCCAGTGGAACGTCGCCGTCGCAACCTCCGGTGCCGCCAAGGACACCGAACTGTACGCCACCGACTCGGTGAACGTGGCCGACGTGATGCAGACCGCCAACATCCCGTGGCGGCACGTCACCACGAACTACGCCATCGAGCGCCGCGAGATCGCGATGAACCGCGCCCCCGCGGAGATCGTGGACCTCGTCCGCATCCGCCGCAACGACGCCATGATCGACATGGCGAAGCACCTCGAAGAGCGGTTCTGGACGAAGCCTGCGGCGTCGACGGACAACCAGCGGATGTACGGCATCCCCTACTGGATCGTCTACCCCGGCACCGTCAGCGGCAACGGGTCCTTCGCGGGCACGAACCCCTCCGGGTTCTCGTCCGGCGCGGGCAACCTGTCGTCGACGACCTACCCGGCGTGGTCGAACTGGGCGTCCACCTACACGGCCATCACTTCCACGGACCTGATCCGCAAGTGGCGCCGCGCGGCGACGTTCACCAACTTCAAGGCCCCCGTCCCGTCGCCTTCGTACGCGACCGGCAACCAGTACGGCTACTACACGAACTACAACGTGATCGGCCCGCTGGAGGAGGCGCTTGAGGCGCAGAACGACAACCTCGGAAACGACATCGCTTCCAAGGACGGCCGTCTGCTGTTCCGTCAGGTCGCGGTGACTTGGGTTCCCTACCTTGAGGCCAACACCGCCAACCCGGTGTACGGCATCAACTGGGGCTGCCTCAAGCCTGCGTTCCTCGCCGGCGAGTACATGCGCGAGGAGGGCCCGAACGCCGCCTCGAACCAGCACACGGTCTTCGTCACCCACGTTGACACCACGCTCAACCTGATGTGCACGAACCGTCGCATGAACTTCGTCCTCGGCACCGGCAGCAACGCCTTCTGATCCGCACTCTGCATAGAAAGGACACACTCCAATGCAGATCCTCACCAAGTACAGCGGCGGTTCGCTCGGCAATGCCCCGACGGCCGACGCAATGTTCTCGCCCAAGGACGCCGTCGTCCTGACCCGCGAGTTCTTCAACAACGTCACGGCCACCGGCCTCGACTTCACCGTCACCGCCGGCACCGCGGCGCGCGAGACCACCTACGCCACCGGCGTCTGGGGCCTCGTCACGTCCGCGGCCGATGGCCATGCGTACTCGATTGCCCCGGCGACGCAGGTCGCCGCGGGACGCAAGATTTGCTTCGAGGCGCTGGTCGCCGTCAGCACGATCGCCGCAAGCGGATCGTCGTTCATCGGCCTGTCCAACACGTCCGGCACGGTCCCCGTGACCACCGCCGGCGCGATGAACGGGACGCAGGACGGCATCGGCTTCACCTTCACCACGACGGCAATCGCCGCCGTGACGGGTGACGGCGCCACGGTCACGAGCGCGGCGGTCGGCACGGCTGCGGCGGACACCTTCGTCCGCCTCGGCTTCGTGGTCGACGGCACGAGCAAGGTCACGTTCTACGTCAACGGGAACGAGGTCGCCACCGCGACCACCGGCATCTCGACCGACGTGATGTACGAGACCTACGCGACCAAGTACGCGACCGCCAACAAGAAGATCCTTGTTGACTACGTTCACATCGCGTACACCCGCTGATCCTCCATCCATCGCCACCCATGGGCGGGCTCCTTCGGGACCCGCCCGTGGGGTGGGTGGTGATCCCATGACTAGGCACGCAAACAACGTCGTCACGCTGTCGGTCCGGGACTGGACCGCGATCATCGGGATCGTCCTGACGGTTTCGAGCGGCGTCATGTACGCCTACCTGCACCATGACCGGATGCTCACGCAACTGGTCATGCAGCAGCAGAGCATGAACCACAGGCTCGAAAAGATCGAGGCCAAGATTGAGACTCGCCGCGACTAGCATCGCCGCGGCACTGCTTGCCGGGTGTTCGTCGCTCGGCAAGGTCAGCGAACATGCAAACGAGATCCGCACGGAGGCGCGTCTGCTGGAGACCCACGGTCGAGAGACCGGGGATGCGCAGGTTGTCGAGTCTTCCCGACGGATCTACGGTCTTGCTGCTCACATCCATGAGCGCCTTCCTGATCTGGAGGACAAGGAGCCAGCATGGGTATCGACCCTTGTCTGGGTTTCTGCGGCCGTGGTATCGGTGGCTCTGGTCGTGTTCCTTTGGCAGACTGGGATTGGCACAGCCATACGGGTTGCTGTTGGGTGGATCCCGCGACGTAAGGTCAATGACGCGGAACTTGCTTTCAGCATGCTCAACCCCAAATCACAAGAGGACCCCCGCGAATATGTCGCAGCGCGGCGCGGGGCGGATCCTGAATTCGATGCCGCATGGCGACGATTGAACAAGGAACGAAATGACACCCCTGATCGCTGATTTCTCGGACTTCCTCGGAAACATCTGGTTCGCCGCCCTCTGTGGCGTGGTCGGCTTCGTGGCCGGCGTCTTCCTGTGCAAGAAGGGCAAGGTCTGACCGTGCCGTTCAAGTCGCAGGCTCAGCAGGGGTACATGTTCGCCAACATGCCCAAGACCGCCAAGAAGTGGGCCAAGGAGACCCCCAACATGAAGAGTCTCCCCAAGAAGGCCAAGAAGAAGGCCGGAAGGAAGGCGTGAGATGCCCAAGGTAGGAAAGAAGTCGTTCCCGTACACGAAGGCCGGCAAGATGCAGGCGGCCTCGTACGCCAAGAAGTCCGGCAAGGCCATGAAGAAGGCCAAGCGATGAAGTGCGGCACCAAGAAGCGCGGGAAGCGCGGCCGTGGCTAAGACGCCCGCTTGGCAGCGCAAGGCAGGCAAGGACCCGGCCGGTGGGCTCAACGCCGCCGGCCGGGCGTCCTACAAGCGCCAGACGGGCGGGGACCTCAAGCCGCCTGCCCCGAACCCGAAGACCGAGAAGGACGCCGGACGCAGGCGTAGTTTCTGCGCGAGGATGCAGGGCATGAAGCGTAAACTCACCGGCGCGAAGGCCGCGAAGGACCCGGACTCCCGGATCAACAAGAGCCTCCGCGCATGGAACTGCTGAGGAGCAAGTCATGGGAAGCATGTTGATCTCGACGGCACAGGGCGGCTACAACATCGCGACGGTACAGGGCACGACAACCAATTTCGCGACCGGCGCCGGAGTCACCACCCCATCGACCTCCAAGCCGTCATCCGGAGTCGTGTTCGACGCGACCGTGAACAACGAGTTGCCGAGCCTGATCCGGATCGTCCCGTTCGTGAGGACCAATAGCCTGTCTAGCCCCTCAATGCGCCTGATCGGGTGGACGCAGTACGCGAATGCCGTCTGGATCCCGACGACCATCGCGTATTTTGACCTTGTGCAGGGCAGCGGACCAAGCACGACCATCAATGGCGAAACGACGTATTTCTACGACACGATGACGCAGGATTCAACCGCATCTCCGGAAGCAAACGTGTACAGCCCCGGAGGATTTGCATCAGCGCAGGTCGGCGCCGCATCGGCCGTCTGTGACATGGCAGGATTTCAGGTCGTGACCATGCAGTTTGAGGCGAGTGGCAATGCGACTGCAGGAGTCCTCTGGGCGACGCTCTGATGCGCAGGCCGTCGCGCCATCGAAGGCCGGGCGTCGAGTCATTGGCAACTCGTGGACTGTTGCTTTCGGCAACCAGCGCGAAGTGCTTGGCCACGGTCGAGCCGAACCAGCCTTCCGGCCTGACGG